GGTGTAGCCGCTGATCGTCACCGTCGGCAAATCCTCAATAGGAAAGCATTCGCAAGCGCAACAGCATCGACCGATTCCACCCATTAGCAAAGCTCCAATGCGACCCATTTAGCGTCGACAGGGTAAATGAGGCAAAGCGAATTGTTTCCTATCGCAATCCCAGTCGGATTCCAAGCCGTATACGTCACCGTCCCCGCCCCCCAATTACCGCTAGCCGGTTGCTTGGCCGTGACTGTCCCGCTGCTATTACCTGCGATCCCTGAGCCCCCTGCGACGGCTAACAAAGGCGTTTCGCAAGCAATCACTCTAACGCAATCCTCGACCAGGTCATCATCGCCAATATAGGTAAACAATGGACCCTTGGAAAGCTCGAAGGATGAAGCGACCGGCCCGAACCTAGTTCCGACCGAATACGTTCCACCGTCGCTGATTGCCCTATAGATAGGCCCCCATTGAGCCGTACCGAGCCCGTTGGCTTCTACCTCTGTTGGGCCATTGAGAAGAAACGGACCCATTACGGAGGCTGTGAAGTCGATAGGGCGATCGACCCGCAAGATAAACTGCCCGTCGATTTCTTCCGTGCCTACCATCTGGACGCATCCGTAGGGTGGAATCGTTTCGGTCGATGCGTTGTAAAAGTAAATCGGATCTGGGGTCGATTGCCGGACCTCAACCGGCCTCGATGCCCTTTCGCGTTCCCATGCGAACGAATTATCTCGAATTCGTTTCGCTAGGGACGGACTGTAGTATCCGACGTTCTTTTCTGCCACTGCTTAGCCCCTGGTATCGCAAAGCAAAGCCACTTCGTAGATCGCTGGAGTTACCGCCGTTGCCGTTGCCGAGTCGACGCAAGCAATGGTCAGGCGAACCTCGATCAAATCGCCCGGGTCAATCGAACCGCTAGAGAGCGTGAAGTTGTAATTGGCCGCCGTGAGGCTGTTCATTGATTGTGCTGCCGTAGCCACTAGGTCGCTCGTAAGCGTGCCATCGTTGGCGATGTAAGCCTCAGCGTCGATGGTGCAAGTCCCATCGGATAGCGTCGTTTCCATCTTGGCCCTAATCCGCAATTGGATCGTCTGGCCGTCATCGTAGTTGGCCGGGACCGGCACGGAAAAGTAGATCCGCCGGGTTGTCGTCGCTGCCTTGCAATCGCCCGCTGTGATCTTATTGACCGCCGATCCCCAAGTGCCAGTGACTAGCCCCAGGTCATCGTTAGCCGCTGCCGAGACCGGGTTAGTGGTCAGTGCATCCCAAACGCGAAACGCATCGATCGGAACATGGTATTCGGCCAATACTCGCTGTTCCATCTTGCTCGCTTCGATGTTGGCATTAGCCGCGATGTCTGGATTAGATAGCCCGCCATCTGGCAGAATGATTGTGACGTTTGGAACTGTCGCCATGTTTTTGTTTCCTTATGGGAGTAGGCCTAGTGCGTTGTAGCTCAGCGGTTCGTAAAGTTTGACTTCCAACCAATGGGCGGTTTGCGGATCTGGCGGATCTACGTCGGCCAATTGAAAGCCTTGTGGGTCTAGCAAGATGGGTTTTGCCGTTGGTTCGCCCGCCCTAGTCGCTCGAATGATTGCCGACGGTTGGACGCCATTGACCGGAGGCCCTGGAAGGCTTACCCGCTTGTAGTAGCCTTCGAGCCTATTGCGTGAATACCAAGCCTTTTCGGGGGTAGTTCGGTAAGGATAGCGAAACTGAATTACGGCCGTAACTTGCCAGTACCCGCCGCCATTTACCTCGGACGATCGAACGGACTTAGCCTGGAACTTCTGCATCTTGGCCGTACCTGGCGGCCAGCCTAGGAAAGAGTCGGAGTTGACCGATTGACGATAGCGACCCTGAACAAAAGGGTTGAACATCAGCATGTTCTTTTGAATCGTAACGGTCTGATCGGCGAAAAGCCGCTTGACCCCGTTGATCGCTTCGCCGTTTGGGGTAACGATTGGCTTTCCGTCGTAATCTTCGTCGATTTCCATTTCGACCTCAACATCATCCCAATCGATAACCGCCGGCGTCATTACTGGGCTTTGAGGCTGATTGTTTTGCCCTCCAAAACTCACCTCCCCGCTGTAGGCAACGCGCACAATCCAATAGACCGGACTAATCTTCTCTGGCCTTGCTTGCTCGGCATAAACGTATGGGAAGTCAGCCGAATAGCTAGACCCTGCTGCTGGTATGCCAGGGGCCTGCAAAACGTCGAGTATCGTTGCGTCGTAGGTTGTGAACACTTGGTACGCTGAATTGATCGCACCGGTGAACTTTCGGAAATTGTCTGTTGACGCGAAATCCCCGCCTGCGTTACTCCACATTAAATCGACTGAGACGATCTTATCGGTAAGCACTATCGGACCTCCTCAAGATTTATGTTCGTCGATGGGGAAACGTCTAGGCCTTCGATCGCTTTAGTGGTTTCCTGCTGCGCGACAACCATCTTGGCGGTGTTCTCGGCGATTTTATCAACCGGACTTTGAGCCGGACCCCTGGTAAGGATTCTCGATTCAAACGCCTGTAAGTCGCGTAGCTGGCCCTGCAATCCGCCTTGCTGTTGCTGCCTTGGGTTAGGGCCTAGATTGACGTTGAAGGGCATCTGGAAGCCTTCTCGGAGCGATGCGATTCTATCGCGCAGCGTCTTTGCGAATTCGTCTATCAGCCCAATCGATCGCTCGTTGATTGAATTAGCTAGGGACTCTTCCATCGCGGTAATTTGCCGTTCGCCGAGCGTTGGCATGTCCTGGAACGCCTCAGCAAATGTCGTCTTGCCCATCGCCACTACGGCCGTAATAGCCCCGATATTCTCGGCGAGCCAAGCCGCCTGGATCGCCATTTCCTGGAACCGCAACGGGATTTCCTGCGACAATGAAACGATATAGAGCGTGATCCCGTCGACCAAGACGCGAATCGTATCGGAGAAATTCTTGACTGCGAATTCCGCGATCGTAAACCCAGTGACGAAAGCCTCGGCGATCTGCATCGCAACTTCGGTAACCGTATCTCGCACCCGCTGGATTGTTTGCTCGAAGCTATCGAAATCAGGATTGAGTTGACCGACGATAAAATCAGAAATCAAAACCAGGCCGTTGTACACTACGTCGCGAATTGGAGCCAGCAACGCACCGACCGTTTGGTACAGTTGCTTCATCGAGACCCGCAAGGCATCACCTGATTCGAGCGCACCCCTAGCCGCCTTGGCTTTGTTTTCTAGTCCCGCCTGTGCAAGCCGAGAGACTGCCGCTAGTTTTTCCTCTTCGGTAGCTAGCTGATTGATGCCTGGAATCAACCCCGTGAACGCTTCAAAGTTACCTTGCGTCGCTTGCTCGACTAGACGCATTGCCGAGGTTAAATCTCGATCAAAGACCCTTGCAAGACCGATTGCCGCCTCGGCCATTTCATCGAGTTGCTTAGGATCCGCCCCGCGTCTAGCCGCTGCCGCCATCTGGTTTACGATCTGGCCCTGATCGACGTTGGTGACCCGTTCTAGCTCTTGAGCCATCTTCGCTAGGGCATCCGACGATACACCGGCCGCATCGGGGATGATAGCTAAGGTTTCGCTCAATCGGATTGCCGATCGATTTACATCGTCGAACGCCGTCACGCTATTGGACGCAAATCCCGCGATCGCCTTAGCCGATTCGACCAAGCCGACTGCCACCGCCGTAACGCCTACCAATTGACCCAAGCCTCGAATCGAGAATTGCACATTCTGTGCAGTCGATTGGAAGTCTTGCTGAAATCGCTTGAGGACTTCGCTTGCTTCGTTCCTAGCCCCTAGTGTTACCTCTAAATCAGCCATCGGTTTATCGCTGCTTTCGCCGCTCCTCTTCGATTCTTTGGGTATCCGATTCGAGGTGATTCCAAACGCTGATCGTCCATGCGTCTTGGTCTAGCAATCCCCCCGGCTCGGGCAAAATACCCTGGCCTGCAAACCTTGCTAGGTTGGCCGCTGAACTGATCCTATGTCCGACGTATTGCCTAGGGCATTCGACTAGATCGAACGCCCCTCGACTGTCGCAAGCCTCGCAACCGCCGCCTTCGCACCTTGGGCAAGGCACCGAAATCGGCGTTGCTTGGCTTGGTTCATTTTCGCACCTGTGACGACTGCAAGAGCCGCACAATTCACCGCATTTTAGGAATGCAGCTACTCTGATTTTTTTGCGTCGGCCTCGCTTGGGTTGTTACCCTGCAAAGCTCGATTCAAAACCTTGACCGCTTGCTGTAGGTCAAGCACCAAATCCCAATCATCGATCGCTTCGGATCTCGACCATCCCGAAACGCAAATCCCGATAGCCTCTCGAATTGCTGCGAGCGGCTTGGGGTTAGTTCCGCTTCGGAATCCTTCGATCAATGAAAGCACCTTTTCAGTTTGGCGAAACTTCAATTGATGAAACTGAAATACCGCCTCGATGCCCTCTACCGTACCGTCAAAAGTGTTATGCTGCATGGTTGAAAGTAAATGACAGCTCCTCGTCTGCCGCGTCTACATTTTTGTTTGCTTGCCATTCGATCTGATCGATCATAATGCCATTTCGATCGCCCATTGGCTTAGCTACGATCTGGGCCTTTGGCATCGAAAATACTACCGTCGAAGTCGTCGGACCCGCGATCGTAAACGACAGGATGCCCTCAGTAGCGTCTCTGAATTGACCGTACCGGTTCTGCGTCGCGATCAACTTGGATTCAGGGTTACCAGTCACCCGAATGTTTCGATCGGTAATCACAAAGGAATCAATCCCCGCTGCGGATGTCGAGCATTCCCTGGCGGTGATTACATTGCCCAAGTCGATCGTAGCCGATTCAAGACAAATATTCGACGATGCCCAAGACGTAGAACCGCCTGCGACGCGAAGCGGTAGCGTGTTGACGTAGTTGATCGAACTTGGGATCGCAACGTCTGACTCGTCGCTGTAGACCCCCTGGAAGTCAAACTCGATTCGTCCCATGCGTCCAGTCGGCAGGATGAATCGAGCATTGCCGACCGCGCCGTAGATCTGTCTGCGAACGCCGTCGATAAACGCTGCGATTGTAGCTGTCTTGACGTTTGAGCCTGGAACCTCGGTTCTAGGCTTGTAGGTTGCCGTCGATAGCACCAAACCGCAAGCCGGAAGGTAGGTACTAGCCCAAGCCGGGACCGTCGATCCGTCATAGGCTAGGTCAACCGAGAACGTAGCCCGGCCGCGCCTTGCTCCTGGGATAGATGCAAGTTTGCCGAAACCGCCCTGCCCTTCTCGTTGCTCGACTTCCGTCTCTGGATTGATAACGACGTTGTAAGCGTTGATCGTGCAATCAGCCGCCGCAAGTGTTTCAGCAGTCCCGATAGTCGATTCGATCTTGCCGCCCAGGACGGTCTTTTTAAGCAATAGCATTGTAGGCACCCCTTCCGTATTGTTGATTCAACTTGGCTTTTTCCTTTTCGAGTCGGCGTAGCATGATCTCTTTGTATTTTGCGACCTGTTCGTTGAATCGAGGTGATACGCCCTCGATCTGTGAAACCTTTAGGTCGACTTGCTTGATGAGCGGGAACCTCGCTTTTCCGGCTCGTCTGTAGATATGCCCGTTGAGCTTGGCGATCTTTGGACCGAACGCACTCTTATAGAAAAATTTTTGGTGTCCACCTCGAACGGTATCGACCTCAACGCCCTCGGGGGTTTGCCTAGCCTTGAACGCCCGAAGCGGAATTGATCGGTCGATAAGCTTCAAGTTGCCTTCCCTGGCAAGTAACTTTTCGCGGATCGCTACTTCCGTTTCGATGAAAGGATTCTCGGACGCTTCGATATTGATATGAGTGCGGATCGATCGCTGCGTCGCTCGCTCGGAAGTCTGTAGCGACTCATCGAACGCCGAACGAAAGGCTAGATCCATCCCGTTAGCGTAATCGCGTATGCGCTCGCTAGCTTCGTCAATCCTAGTTTCGTCAACCGTGAAATCAAAAAACATTGCTACCTCTGAGTGTACGGATCGTTTTCGGCCACTCTGTACGTCACAACTAGCGGAAGGTTTGCGCCCTCGATCCCATCGGACACAAACGGCTGGACCGTTCCCCATGTTGCCATCATTGCGAAGCCTCCCATTGTGTGCCAAGAGGCGAACGGGCTGCAAACGCATTTACGGACATTGCCTATGAACTCATTGAGTAGCGTATCAATCGCGTCGGTCGTTCGCTCGTCTTGCCTCAAGTGTAACCTCAGGTTGAATTGCTGATTGTACGCCACCGCGCCGGGAGCACCGGGGCAAGACAGTTCAGGGACCGGAACCATTAACCCTTGGGTCAGAACTATCTGCCGATCGGTCGGAACGAATCCACCGTACTGCGTTGGCCTCGCCACCTCTCTGACGTCGATAGGGTACGTCGTATCATCGCCTATCATTGCTGACAAGCGATCGTGCAACGCGTCTGCTATCGATTCTAGGATGGTTAACGGCATTGCAGGTAAAGCATCCCTTCATCATGGCCTAGGAGCCGGATAATCTCGCGACGTTCTACCGCCTGCCCAACCCTGACAGCGAACGCGATCATATCGCCGCCAAGGTTTAGCTCTTCGCTGCTTATCCCCTCCACGATGTCATTTGCCACATGGATTTCAAACACCGGAGTTACCGTGTCTCCGTCCTCAGGCAAAATCGCCAATGCGTCGCGAACTACCACCGCGTTTATGGGCCTTGCTTTGCCGGTTTTCTTGTAGTAGACAACCGGCTCGGCAAAGTCATTCGCGTTGGCAAATACGTTGATCGCATCGGCCTGAATCAAATCGTGAAGGGTCATTGACTAGCTACGCTTCGAGACGATCTTGACGTAGTCCACTTTGCAAACGTCGGCGTTTGTGTTGGCCGCTTTTTGCAATTGGATCAGCGGTTGGAATCCGCCCGTGTACGCCGAAACGTCGAAGGTCTGGGTAGCCGCGACCCTGGCCCCGTCAATGTAGAACTTCACATCGGACTTGCCGCCCGTGAAGTCAATGACAAACTCCTTGTAGGTCGTGCCAAGAGCAACGCCCGAAGAGATGTCATTTACGTCCCTGGTCCCGTCGTCGGATTCGCAGTAAACCAAGGTCGTACTGTTGGCCCCTTCCATCCGGAACCAAGCGTGTTCGGCCACCGAATCGGCGGTGTCGTTTCGGGCCGATGCCAAACCGAATACAAGGATCGAACCGCTCGTAAA